ACCGGTTTTGAGAAGGTCATCTGGCACATCATGGACGGCGAATTCGTGGTTGATGCCTGTGACCTGAAACGGGACGCCAAGTACTACTGTGACAAGTGGAACGCTGAACAAAACGGTGTACAATAATTAGACGTTATGGTATAATAGATCTATCAACACAAAGGAACTAGCATGAACAAGACAATCGAATCCTCTACCGGTGGCACTACCACTTTCACCTCCACTGGCTTGGTACACAAGGCTGGATCCGGTGCCTACTCTGGCCGGATTGCCGAGCTAGGTATCGAGTGCAAGGTCGTGGATGCTCCTAAACGTGGCCGCGGACGCCCTAAGCTGGTCACCTCGACCAACGGGTTCTATGACTTCTCTGCCTTTCAGACTACTGTCAAGCTGCAGAAGTTCGAAGGTAACGTTCGTATCGTGAAGGCAACTGTATGAGCGCAATGAGTAACCTGCACCAGTCGATCTCAGAGCTTCTGGAGCAGGACTACAACCCTGTGACTATTGCCTACATGCTGGACATTCCTGTAACTTTGGTCTATCAAGTTACAGGAAATTCAGTAACTGAGTTACAGGAAATAGTTGACTAAAACAGTGGCCTATTGGTGTACGGTAATTAGACGTTATGGTATAATAGATCTATCAAAACCAAACAGGATAGATTATGAACTTAGAAATCGGCACCAAGATCCAGTACACATGTGCTCTCGGAACCCTCGTTGGAACCATCTCGAACATCCGAGTTGCTCCTACTGCTCGTAAGGGTTTCCTGAACACCTGGTTGACTCTGGATCTGCCGGTCCAGAAAGGCATCTCTCGTGCTCACAAGACTCAGATCACTGGAGACGACTCCAGCTTGAAGATGTTCAAGGTAGCAGTAGTATACTAAAACAGTATACTATTAGTGTACAATAAATCGTCTATTTGATATAATAGATCTATCAAAACCAAACAAGCAAAGCAAATGAACACTAGCATCTCCTTCGACAAAGTCTCTTCTAAGTTTATCTGTAACATCGATGGCACTACCTTCAAGACTGCCAAGAAAGACTACATCGAGTACATGTACAAGAAAATCACCGGTGTGAAGAAGTCCTTCAACGAAATCACCGGCGACGTCAAGGAAGTCAAGTCTGATCGCTTCTGTATCAACCAGCGTTTCTCCTTTGTCGAGAAGCTCATCAACATGGTTGCTTCTGGTGTACAACCCTCGGCTGTTATCACCGGTCAAGGTGGCCTCGGCAAGACCTACACAGTTACCAAGACTCTGATCAATGCAGGCTACAAAGATGCTTCCACACTGGCTGACTTCCAAGTCGGTCAAGTTGTTCAGCGCTCCAAGTTGTTTGTGACTGTCAAAGGTTACTCTACCGCTAAGGGTTTGTTCCGGACTCTCTTCGAGAACAATGGTTCTGTTATCGTGTTTGATGACTGTGATTCAGTTCTGAAAGATCCAGTTGCTCTGAACCTGCTTAAAGGTGCACTGGATTCCTACGGCAAGCGTATCATCTCTTGGAATGCAGACATGAAGGATGAAGATCTGCCACGTAGCTTTGACTTCACCGGCAAGGTGGTGTTTATCTCTAACAAAGCTCAGAACGACATCGATCAAGCAATCCGCTCACGTAGCATGATGATTGATCTCGCTATGACTCTGGACCAGAAGATCGATCGTATGGACTTCATTGCTAAGTCTGATGAGTTCATGCCTGAATATAGCATGGAAGTCAAGATGGACGCCATGAACCTGATCCGCGAACTGAAGGACGACGCTAAGGAAATCAGCCTTCGCACTCTGATCTCGGTCTCTAAGATCCGTGCCTCTAACAAGGACTGGAAAGACCTGGCTGAATACATGTTGGTTGCATAAAACGGTGTACAGTAATTAGATCTTTTGTTATAATAGATCTAATCAAACAAGGAAACCAAATGAACGAACTAGAAACACTTAAGGCAAAAGCTGCAGCTATCCTGAAATCCTGCGAACACTGGAAGTCGTCTCAGGATGGCTCCTACGAGATGGCACTCCATTACGCAGGATACGATGCACTGCTTAAGCAAATACGGGAATACAAAGAATGAAGCAAGATTACACTATGTACATCTATAAGCGTGACGGTCGGTGCAAAACCGGCGAGCGACTCTATAGTACTACTGTCTGGACTAATCGTGATGAAGCAGGTATGCGGCGTGAAAGCAACGAAGTGTATGACCTGTATCCTGCAACAAAGGGCTGGCGGTTCGAGTATCATCCTACCATGAAAACGGTTAAGAGCCTGATGACTGGCAAGGATGTACAGATTCCCTCCGATACGCCTTGGTGCTGCAATCCAGCTTCTGAAACATATTGGAGCATGTGATAAACGAACTAATTAAAGAATGACTTTCTTCTGGGGATTCCTGGCAGGCTATATAGTGGGAGTACTGTATATGGCGTACCGATCAAATGAAGATTCAAGGACAATGACAGAATGAAACTATTTTTAGACACAGAGTTTAATGGCTTTGGTGGGCGGCTTATGTCTATGGCTCTAGTACCAGAGGACGCCAACCAGCATAGCTTCTATTGTGAGCTAGAGATGAAGGACCAGTTACATCCGTGGGTCAAGGAGAATGTAGTACCGCACATGATTCTGGTACCCTCCACTAGATCACAGTTTCAGGCTAGTTTGTCTTCATACCTTCTGCAGTTTCGAGAGATCACCATCGTCGCTGACTGGCCAGATGACATACGGTACTTCTGCGAGTCACTGATCACTGGTCCTGGAGAACGGATCAGCATGCCAACAGTGATCAAGTTCGAACTAGACCTGAGCATCGAGTACGAATCCGCTGTACCACATAATGCACTCCACGATGCTATTGCTATACGGGAATACTACAGGAAGACTGCATAAAACGGTGTACATTAATTAGACGTTATGGTATAATAGATCTATCAAAACAAGGACAGATCATGATAGTATATTCACTGCTAGGTTTCAACGATTACGAGGGTTCAGATCTGGTGGGCGTGTTCCAGCGGATAGTAGACTTGCAGAAGGTAGTGCAGGAAAGCAAGTGGTACTACGACAACATGGGCTTTGTGGAATCTCGCTTAGGCGAGAAGATAGACGACGTGCTGGGAGTGGTGGAGTATGTGTCCTTCGTGCGGTACAATGGCAAGGTTGTGGAAGTATGAAACTAACATTAGAGCAGAAGGTCCAAGAGATCATGCGTCTGGAGATCGAGATCAGCATGCTGGAGAAGGAGCAAGGTTGCCGTTATGGAGACCTCTTCCCGAAGATCCTGAAGCTGACTCGTAAGCTGCAAAAGATCCGTAATTCTTTGTAATAACGGTGTACATTAATTAGACGTTGTGGTATAATAGATCTATCAAACAAGGAATCAAAATGGACATAGTAAAGAAAGTCATTCCCAGTGTCGGCGAAGCTGGTATCGACACAGAGGCATCTCCTGGCAATGGTAGCTATTACGTGCGCATGTACGATGGCTCCTATGATGCTTGTGGATTTGACACTCTTGAGGAAGCAGTTGCTGAGCTCGAGGACATGGCATACGACTGGGAACTAGATGCTGGCGAGAACTTTGCCGCATAAAACGGTGTACTTTAATTAGAGGCTATGGTATAATAGACTCATGATTAAATACACCTTTGTAATTCTCCTTCCCTATATTTCAGAAACTATTTCTGATCTTTATACTTTCGGATTAGAAATCCTCGAAAATGAATCTGATCTAGAACTTGGATATTTTACGATCCAAGGAAATCCTTCAGACGTTAATGAATTTAAATCTTTTTTAAACGGTTCTAATTTTATATGAATTATTGGACTTTTCAAGAACTTCGTATTGGACGTTTATTCCACGTGAATGGATGTGACTATATGAAACAGTCGACGCGCACAGCACGAATGCTTAGCAACGGACGGACCTTCTACTTCGGTAAGACTGATCGCGTACACACTATTGCGTACTAAAATGACTAAAGAACACAGTGACTATTTAATTTGGCTCCGAGATTCCGGTGTTACAAACATGTGGGGAGCAGCTTCCTATCTGGCATACAAATTTGGCATTTCTCATAAAGAGGCTAGTGCCATTCTGGTCGAATGGATCGAAAGTTTTAAAGGAAAATAAAATGTTAGATAATTTGTTATTGGGCGTGACTATAGTAGCACTGTTGTGCTTTGTCACATTGGCCTTTATGGGTACCACTGTTTCTGCGTGGTATGTAGTGATATTCATTGTTCCTGAGTTGTTCAATCAGGTTATGAAACGTATGTATGATATGACATGAACGATGTAGAAGCACAGGCGCTCTATGACAAGCTAGTGGAATACTATGGTGATAAGCTAGCGAATTTAGAACACTATCCAAAAACCTTTGAATTTCAAGTAAAGATGTATAAGTACTATACACAACCTCGAGAGGCTACCAATGAAAATTGAAGAATACGTCAATAAGCTGGAGGCCATTTCGGATCCAGAACTAGTCGCGGATATTGCTGATTGGAGTACGGAGACTAAACTCTATATGTACCTACATCACATGCAGTTGTCTTATATGATGATGTACTTGGAGAAGCTCAATGACCGCTAGTGGATGGCGTAAACGCCAGATCAGTACCCTGCATGCAGAGATCGACGAGTTCGAGGAAGTCATGTCCGAGCGTATCCTGATCGAGGAAGAGATCGAAATGCTAGAAGCTATGCTCTTCAATGCTTCTGGATACGTCAATGGACAGATGGGTATAGATCTGGACGCTAGCCTAAAGTTGGCACGTGCTAAGTTACAAGAACTTAAATGAATATGCTAGCACTCTTTGGCTTTTTCGTATGCTTGGGTTTAAAGGCTCCATGGTGGGTCTTCGTAATCGGGTTCTTATGTCTCCTGCTGGATAGAGGTATAGTATACTAAAACAGTCAACTACTGGTGTACATTAATTCGTTCTTTTGATATAATAGATCTATCAACACAAGGATACATTATGAAATTTCTTAAAGACCTCTTCCAAGCTTCTGTAATAGCTTTTCTGATCGGCTTCCCTTTCGCGATCTACTTCTATAACATGACACCATGAGCAAGAAACTTCAAATAGACGGTGACGTTGCCGATCGTATCACAGTACTAAATTTAATCGACTATCGTAAGTACCTGAAGGATGAACTAAAGGCTTACAAGAAAGGTGCACACTTGCATAATGATGATGTCGTGGGTAACATTAAGCGTATCGAAGCACTGACGCTTATCATCGGTGATTTTAAAACAGGAGACGAAGGATGATTCAATACTGGCCACAACTCACGTATCTAGCTTTGATCGTTTTCAGTCTTGGTATTACTCTAGAACAACATGGCAAGCCAAAGACTGGCAACGAGAACATCTGGGTTTCTCTGACAGCGTGTGCTCTTACACTATGGTTGCTCTACATGGGAGGATTCTTCAAATGAACGAAGTTAGTTTACATCGTGATGATCTCGAAACAATCTTGCAATTCATGAAGAAGTATCCTGAAGTGGAGTTTGTCACTATCTCGGTCGACTCCTCTTCTGGTATTGGTTCTATCGTAAAGGCCAGTATCAACACTGTAGTCAATAGTGATGCTGTGACTATAACTAAAACAATTATGGACGAATCATCATGGTAAAAAATACAAAACGTCTTATTGAAAAGGCTGGTTTCGTTCTTTGGGGTCCTGAAACTTGGGGTCCCGGTGAGGGCGAGATCGACTGGGCTTGCGACTACAAAGAAGAACTTGAAAAGTACACAAAGCTTCTAATTCGTAAGTGCATAAAGATCGATCGTGAGAATCCAGACGCTGCACCAGGTGATGCCATTGCTGAGCACTTTGGAATTAAGAAATGAAAATGACATCTGCCAATGGTGTAACTGGCTGCCTGCTTCGAGTGGGCTTTGATGAATTTGTATTCCGCGTCTATGAAGATGGCGGAAGCTTCAAAGATTATGACTTGCATCACTCTGATATACAAATGACCATTTGTGATCCTGACGCTACCTTCTACGAAGACGGTGATAGTTTGTCACTAGATCATAATCCTGAAACTCTTGGTATTGAAAAATAAGATTGTACAGCAATTCATCTGTATGGTATAATAAACTCTGAATTATATTATGAAAGAATATATGAAAATTGCTTTAAGTATTTTGTTTCCAGAATTAGAAACAGCTTTTGTTTCTGGTTACACTGTAGACGAACATGGATACATTTGGTCTACCCGACAGGGTACGGCACGTAAGTTGACACTACAGTCGGCTGGTAGTAAGTCTTACACTTGTATTAATAAACCCGATGGTCGTCGATTCGGTAAGGCTATTACTGCGACTTACGCTATCAAGCGATCTGATATTGTTGATCGTCTTGCTAAGCATAATCTTTATAAAGAAAAACCATACTTTCCTGACTTTCAGTTAACAGCAAATGGTTATGTTATTGGTAGTGTCACTCCACAAGGTCTATCATTCTCTATGCATCCAAAGATTCACAAGAGTCTTGCAGATGTTCGAAGCGAAACTGAACGTCTTGCTAAGTCGAATCCAGGTTTGACATTTGTATATCTAGAAATTAAAGCTAACTGTACTGCAGGTGGAGTAACTTGGAACTAATATGCAAGATATTGTTGATAACCTACGCAAGCGAGCCGAAATTCGTCGACAAATCTCTACTAGGAAGTCAGTTCAAGAGGGAAAACCCGATCGTCTCTCTGATTTGCTAGAAGAAGCTGCAAATGCGATTGAAACATTACGTCTTGCGCTTAAAATACACACAAAAGACTAACACAACGGTAAAAATAGGCCTTTTTGGCCTATATGAATCAACAACTTAGACACCTCAAAGTGACGTACGTCCTTGTTCGCTGACAGGATGTATGGATACCTACTTTGAGGTGTTTCATGTCACTCGACACTGCATAAAACGGTGTACATTAATTCGTAATTGATATATAATAGACCCATAACAACAAGAGGTCTACCATGAACTACACGTTGATTACTCGTACCGGTAAAATTTACACTTTTTACGTAAAATCCGTTGCTGAGACCTATCAAGCAGCGTACGGAGGTATCTTAGTGGACAATCATGTGTTGAATGGTGTACAACAAATAGATGTTGTGGTATAATTGATTATGTTTAAGGATCGTGATGAGAAAATTAGCAACAATTCGGAAAATCGACGCACTTACTCCTATCGTTGGAGCTGATGCGATCGAGTGTGCCCACGTTGGTGGATGGAAAGTCGTAGTCAAGAAAGACGAGTTTGCTATCGGTGATCTAGCTGTCTATTGTGAGATCGATTCGTGGATTCCTCATGAGCTAGCACCATTCCTATCAAAGGGAAACTTCCCCCGTGTTTTCAATGATGTCAAAGGTGAACGCCTTCGTACGGTAAAACTGCGCGGCCAAGTTTCTCAAGGCCTATTGCTTAAGCCCGGCGTTATTGACAACGCAGCGCTATGTTATTCTGGAATTCAATTCCCGTGTATTGAAGGATTTGACGTTACTGACTATCTTGGCATCCAAAAGTGGGAACCTGCTCTTGAATTCATGTCTGCAGACGCACAAGGTGCTTTCCCTTCACAAATTCCTAAGACTGATCAAGAACGTATTCAAAATCTGTCTAGCGAACTTGCACAATGGAAGACTGAAGGTCTTACTTGGGAAGTAACTGAAAAGCTCGAAGGTTCTTCAATGACTGCCTACTTAATCGATGGTGAGTTTGGAGTATGTTCTCGTAATCTGAACCTAAAGCCTAACCCAGATGCTACGTTCTGGAAGACCGCTATTGATGCAAAGCTTGAAGAAGCACTGCGCGCTTATGGTAACAACATTGCTCTTCAAGGTGAACTGATCGGTGAAGGTATCCAAGGGAACATCTACAAGATGAAGGGTACTCACTTCTACATCTATGATATCTATGATATTGCAGATGGACGTTACTGGTCACCATACGAACGCAGAATGTTTTGCAAGATGCATCATCTAAACCATGTTCCAGATTTAGTGTATAACATTCAACTAGAAGGTATGGGAACTATGGATGATATCCTAGCGTTTGCCGAAGGTAAGTCTGTAATGGGAACTATTGGATGCGAGCGTGAAGGTCTTGTGTTCAAGTGTAATGAGAAGGAAGTTTCCTTCAAAGCGATCTCTAATCGCTATCTACTAAAGTCTAAGGATTGAAATGAAAGTCTATTTTTCTGGTTATCGTAACCATTGGTTGTCCCCATACACTATTCTCAAAGCTATTTGCTTCTGGGAAAAAGACGACGATGTGTTTTATAACCTTCTCAATGAACCTAACCACAAGTATGAAAAGTGGACTAACCGCTTAATGCCGTTCTGCACTGCTTCGATGAAGTTCTTGGACTTTGTACATCCTAAGATTGAATACGTGAAGATCGATCGTTATGACACATGGAGCATGGATCATACACTTGCACACATTGTATTGCCCATGCTCAAACAATTGAAGGCTAGCAAACATGGAGCACCTTTTACAGATGATGAAGATGTGCCAGAAGAACTAAAGTCTACATCTGCACCAGCTAAAGAAAACGAATGGGATACTGATGGCAATCACTTCAAACGCTGGGATTGGGTTATGGATGAAATGATCTTTGCGTTTGAATGCAAACTAGATGATTCATGGGAAGATGCTTTCCGTGAAGGCGAGATTGATTGGAAGACAGTACCTAGTGCCTGGAATGAAAACGGTAAACCAACATTATATAGCATGGAAGATGGACCTAATCACACATACAAATGTGACTATGATGGAATGAAAGTAGTACAAGAAAGAATTCAAAATGGATTCCGTTTGTTTGGTAAGTACTATCAAGGTCTATGGGATTAATTTTTAATTGGATTAAAGATGACTACAGATCTAATCGTATTCGTTTTTGTGTTGAGCTTATTGCTTGGGCAATTAGTATTGCTTGCGCCATTACTATGGCAGCCACTGTCCCCGATCCTCCGCTTTTGCTTCTATATCCTATTTGGATTAGTGGGTGCGTCTTGTATAGTTGGGCTGCTTATTCTAGGCAATCTTTTGGCATGTTGGCTAACTACCTATTGTTAGTCAGTATTGATATTGTTGGATTAGTGAGAATGTTATGAATGAATGTGTGATTTACGACTTTGAAACATTAAGTCAAGATACTCAAAGAGGAGTAGTGACATCATTTGCGCTATTGTCATTTAGCGAGAAGCGTTACATTAGTAACCCATACACTTATGAAGAACTGGTAGAAAGTTGTGCTTACATTAAGTTTGATGTTGAAGAACAAGTGCGTTCATTTAAACGCATAATGAGTAAGGAGACCATCGATTGGTGGGCCTCTCAAGGCGATGAAGCTAAGAAGCAAATCACTCCTTCGTCTGAAGATGTCTCTATTAAAGAACTTCATTCATTCCTATGCGACAACATTGATCTAAAGAATCATAAGAAGGCTTACACTCGTGGTAACACTTTTGATCCTATCTTCCTTGATAGTGTGTTGAAGGAATGTAACTTCTATAATCCCATGCACTGGCGTACGATTCGTGACACTCGCTCTATGATTGAAGGTATGTCCTTTGGCATGGATCTTATGAATGATTTTATGCCAGGTGATTTAGAAAAGAAGTTTGTAAAACATGATCCGTGCCATGACATTGCTATGGATGTTATGCGTATGCAACTTTTAGCCCAAGCGATTGGTGTACAATAATTCGTATATGTGATATAATTAACTATGAAAATAGCTCTTGCCTCTGACGTCCACCTTGAGTTTGGTCAACTCGAAATCGAAAACACCGAGAATGCCGATGTGCTTATTCTATCTGGTGACATCTGTGTTGCTAAAGATTTAAATGATCGCGCAGATGTTAACATCCTCGGCGAATCGCATAAGTCTAATAGATACCACGTGTTCTTTCAGCGTTGTGCTGAAGAATTTAAGCATGTGATCTACATTGCTGGTAACCACGAACACTATCATGGTGACTACGCTAAGTCAATTCCACGTATTCGTGAGAAGCTTTCTTACTTGCCTAACATTCACTTCCTCGATAAAGAGTTTGTGACCTTTGATGACGTGACTTTTATTGGTGGAACTCTTTGGACAGACATGAACAAAGAAGATCCAAACACTTTGTACTCTATCAAAGGTTATATGAATGACTATCGCATCATTGAAAATAGCAATGAGTTGGTACATTACAAGACTCCTGTTTATGGCATCAATGAAGATGGTTCCAATGATTGGACTACTATAGTAAGTCAAGAATTTCATACACGTAATGCTAAGTTTACGCCAGAGGATTCTGTGAAGGATCACAAGGCGCTGTTAAAATTCATTGATGAGACTATCGCTGATAAGCAAGAAAAGTTTGTGGTCGTAGGTCACCACTCTCCTTCGAAGCTTTCAACTAAGCCCCAGTACGAAAAAGACGTGATGGTCAATGGCGCTTACTCTTCTGATTTGTCGGACTTCATTCTTGATCGTCCACAAATCAAAGCTTGGACACATGGTCATACTCATCATAAGTTTGACTATATGATTGGCTCTACTCGTATCATTTGCAATCCACGCGGTTACATTGATTACGAACCAGATGCTGAGTTTTTTGAACTACAATACTTTGAGGTATAATATGACTATAGTGACTCTTGAAGAAGATAAGGACGGCAATCTAATTCTTCCTATCTCCGATGAAATGATGGCGGAGTTAGGATGGAAAATTGGCGATACTATTAACTGGAATGACAATAAAGATGGGACTTGGACTATGAGTAAAAGTGAAACTGAATTAGTGTTGGTAGAATGCGTATCGACATTTCGTATGCGATATGTAGTAGAAGTACCTAAGGGTAAAACTGAATGGTCTCTTGATACAGTGACTATGAATGAAGCCGATGAGTTCTCGCAAGAACACCTTGGCGAACAAATCGTATCTCATCGTGTTGTAAGTGAAGATGAAGTGATTGCTCTATGTGATGTAGATAATGATTACTGTAGCACATGGACTCGTGAGAAGAAACTTGAAACTTTTGTAACTGAATGGAAAAAAGAAAATGAATAAATTTACATTTCATTGTGACCAAAATGGTCTTGAGAATACTATGACATTTGAGTGCGAGACTTGGGATGTTGCTGTTGAGAACTTTGAACTATTTCTTCGCGGAATAGGATACGTCTTTAATAAAGACGCAACTCTACAGATAGTAGAACCAGAAGAAGAAAGCATTCATTCGCCATTTTACTTCGACACTAATCGGAATCGCTGATTGTACATTAATTCGTATTTGTGTTATAATTAATTATGAAAATATATCTTGACATGGATGGAGTTCTAGCGAACTTCGATAAACAATACGAATTACTTTTCGGAACACGACCAGTTGACGTTTCTAAACGTACTAAGCACTTTCACGAAAACTGGGATGCATTTGTTCTTGGTGAAAACTTCACCAAGTTAGAGTTGTTTCCAGGTGCTGAAAAACTTTTGGCATACGTTAAATCACTCGGAGTACCAGTTGAGATCTTAAGTTCTTCTGGTGGATCTAAATGGCATCAGCAAGTGACTGCGCAAAAACATCAATGGTTGCGTGATCGTGGTATTGAACACTATCCGAACATTGTTCCGGGTGGTCATAAGAAAGCTGAATTTGCTGGACCATGGAATATTCTTGTTGATGATACTTTGCGCGTAGTGGAAAACTATCGCAAAGCCGGAGGTACTGCTATTCTGCATACAGATGTAGATAAGACTATCGCTGAACTTAGTAAACTTAATTTAGAATATCAAGGTGGACAATAGTGAATCCAAATATGCCCGTTCCGTTGACGACTATGTCAATTCCGCTGTCACCGCTGTATGTTCCTACACCTGTATCATATCAATTCCAAGTGATTGAATTTGTTACTGACAATAAGATTATGAAGGTTGAATTACAAGTTCAAACAACTACACATAAAGCAGATGGTAGCATAGATCACAGTTCTGGATTTGTTGCAATCCCTCGTATCCAATTGCCTTTTGTTGAATACTCAAAATGAATATCTTCTATCTTCACCGTGATCCAAAGCAGTGTGCTCAAATGCACAATGATAAGCATGTTGTCAAAATGATACTCGAATATGCTCAATTACTTTCGACTGCGCATCGTATTCTTGATGGTACATTGATAGAAGGCATTTCAAAGTCAGGGCGTAAAGCAAAACGCTATCAACTTCCTGACGCGCGCGATGGTATTCTATATACTGCAACACACTCGAATCATCCTAGTGCTATTTGGGCTCGAGGAAGTGAATCAAACTATCGTTGGCTGTTTTCGCTATGGATTCAACTCATGGACGAATACACTTATCGTTATGGCAAAGTTCATGCATCGTCTCGTCTAATTGAATCGCTCAACAAAGATCCGGTCAATGTTAAACGTAATGTTGACTTTGTTGAACCAACGCCAGCTATGCCTGATCACTACAAGGTTCCAGGTAACTCTATTCAATCATATCATAACTATTATGTTGGTGATAAGCGTGAAATGTCTCGTTGGACTAACCGCGAAATGCCTTTATGGTTCGCAGATAGTATAAATATATTGTACGACGATGCACTTTACATGTTTAATAATGTAAAACGTGGTCGTATTATATCAATGCCGATGAGTCAATATAATGCCAACATATAATTTTTACGATAAAACCACCTCTCTTGAATTTGAAAAATTCATGTCAATCTCAGCCCGAGATAATTATCTCATAGAAAATCCAAATGTAGAAGCCAGAATGAGTGGTGCACCTATGGTGTGTGATCCTGTTCGCGTTGGTGCTACAAAGAAGGATACAGGCTTTAAAGAAGTCTTACAAAAGATTCATGAAAAAACACCGGGGAGTATGATGCATCGAAATAATTCTTGGTAAGTTGTCTCACTTTTATTATGTACTTATTGATTGTTCAACTAAATTAGGAGTACTATGGCTACAAAACCTGCGAGCAAAAGAACACCGGTCCAAAGAAGAGAAGATTCTCAGAATGATCAAGAGTTTGCCACAAGACATCAGCCAGTCGTAAGCAATTCGCTTAAGATAAAATTAGATCATTTAAAAACTTTTGATGCACTTACTGTAAATCAAAAGAAATTCTTTGATGCATATAAAAGTGGATCATATGCATTTATGTTAATGGGAAGTCCTGGAACTGGTAAAAGTTTCATTTCACTCTATCATGCAATTGCAGATGTATTAGTTAAGGATACTCCTTATAAAAAAGTTGTTATCGTACGCAGTTCCGTTTCAACACGTGATTCTGGTTTCTTGCCAGGATCGCTTGATGATAAGATGTCAATTTATGAAGAACCATATAAGCAAATTTGTTCTGACCTATTTGGTCGTTCTGATGCTTATGATAGATTGAAAGAACAGGGTTACATTGAATTCCTAAGCACAAGTTACCTACGTGGAACTACATTTAATGATGCCATCATTTTCTTTGATGAAATTCAAAATGCTAATTGGTCTGAAATGAAAACTGTTATTGGCCGTACTGGTACACGTTCTAAAGTGATTTTATCAGGTGACTATTCACAGAATGACTTAACTAAGTCTAGTCGTGATCAGTCTGGGTTTAAAGAATTACACAGCGTTGTCGAACGAATGGACGAGTTCGACATCATTAATTTTACAACAGATGATATTGTTCGTTCTTCGTTTACTAAGAACTTCATCATCGCATGCGAAGCATTGGATCTATAATGACAATTACATTACAACAATTAAAACAGTGTTTGCCTCATAACAAAAATCCTCAAGAACTTCTTGAGGCATTGTTAGTTGTATTACCGAAATACGAAATTAATTCAGTTGAACGCATTGCTGCTTTTCTAGCGCAATGTGGTCACGAATCTATGGACTTTACAGTACTTCGTGAAAATTTAAACTATGGTGCTGCTGGTCTTAAGACTACATTTAGCAAATATTTTAAAAGCGATGATGTCGCATTACAATATCAACGTAAACCAGAAAAGATTGCTAACCGCGTTTATGCAAATAGAATGGGAAATAGCACTGAAGAATCAGGTGATGGCTATAAGTATCGCGGCCGTGGTGCTATTCAACTAACTGGTCATGATAATTACGCAGCATTTGCAACATCAATTGGAAAATCAATTGATGAAACTATAGCATATTGTGAAACTCTCGAAGGTGCTATTGAATCTGCTTGCTGGTTCTGGTCAAAGGCTAAGTGTAATATTATAGCAGACTCTAAAGATATGCTTGCATTGACTAAGAAGATTAATGGTGGTACTAATGGTTTAGCAGAACGAACTTCGCACTTCAATAGTAATCTAAAAATACTTGCTTAAAGAAAATGAAATATAGATCAATCTTTATAAGTGATGTGCATCTAGGCACTAGAGATTGTAAGGCAGAACAATTAAACAATTTCCTTAAACATAATACTTGTGAAACTCTATATCTTATTGGAGATATCATCGATGCTTGGAGAATACAACAGAATAAATGGCGTTGGAAACAAAGTCACACAAATGTAGTACGTAGAGTATTAGGCCATGCTAAGCGTGGCACTCGTGTCGTTTATATTGCAGGAAATCATGATGAATTTTTACGACCAATGATTCCTTATGGATTTAGTTTCGGATTAGTAGAAATTCATAATCAAATAGAACACATAGGTGCAGATGGTAAACACTATCTTGTTGTGCATGGTGATTTATTTGATGGTATAACACGATTAGCTCCGTGGTTGTCATTTTTAGGAGATAGAGCATATGATGTTATTTTATCGCTCAATAGTAAATTCAATTGGATACGTCATCGCTTTGGTTTTGGGTACTTTAGTCTTAGTCAATATCTTAAAAGAAGAGTAAAGAAAGCTGTAGATTTTATATTTTATTTTGAAAAGAATCTTGCTTCTTATTGTAAGAAGCGTGGATTTGATGGTGTAATATGTGGTCATATACATCACGCTGAAATAAAATATATTGATGGTGTTGCATATATGAATGACGGCGATTGGGTTGAATCATGTACTGCTTTAGTTGAACATTATGATGGTCGCTGGGAAATTGTAACATGGACACAGGAGAATGATAATGAAAATTCAAAAAATAGTAAAGAAAATGCATAAAGCCTGCATCAATCATGATAAAGTTAAAGAAAAGAAAATGTGGCTGAAGGCATTAAAGAAATCATTTAAGCATAAAAATACTCATCTTATTAGATGAGTTATGGTATCTATGAAATTTATTTCTGATATTGACATACTAGATAATATAGATTCTTCTGATCTTTGGGTTATAGATAAATTTATTCTAGCAAAAAGACTAGGTTATTATTGCGGACCGGCAGGAGTGATGCCTAAAGTTTCTGACAAATACATTGTCAGACCATGTGTAAATCTGCGAATGATGTCTAAAGGAGCTAGCTTTATGTATTTGGAATCGGATACAGATATAATTCCTGATGGATACTTCTGGTGTGAAATATTTCAAGGCCGTCATAGAAGTTTTGATTTTCATTATGGAAAACAAGTCTTAGCGGTTGAAGGCTTTAGGAATGATCTAAATCGATTAGATAGATTTAGCCAATGGAATAAAATTAATGATGTATTCGTAATGCCTAACGTATTACAAGAAATAGCGAATAGGTATGAGTGGTTTAATATTGAAACTGTTGGTGATAATATAATAGAAGCACACTTTAGATATAATGATGATTTTGCAAATCATGATTCTGAAACAATAATTCCAATTTGGAAAGAAAACTTCTACGATAGTCCGGTTGGCGATAGATTAGGATTTTTATTAAAATGATACTAAGTGATAAAATTACAATAGTAGTTCCTTGCAAGAATGAGGAAAATTATATTTTGCATTTATTGCATCATCTAAAAAAACAAAACATCGGTGACACAAGAATTATTATTGCCGATTGCTCTACTGATGACACTAGAAAAATTATAGAGTTTTATAGAGACGTTTTAAAGATGAATGTTGAGATTATTGATGGCGGTCCAGTTTCTATTGCAAAAAACAATGGTGCTAAGCTTGTCACTACTCCATATATTTTATTCATTGATAGTGATGTAAGATTCTTTTGTGATACGGTTATATCTGATTGCGTAACTGAAATGGATTCTAATAATTTAGATCTAATTGGAATATACGCAAAATGCTATGATGATGACATTCGAGCACAGATTGGTTTTATGTTGTTTAATTTTGTGAATAGCATTATGAAATACAAAGTGCCATTCGCTGTTGGCGCATTTATGTTAACTAGGCGTGATAAATTTGAACAACTCGGCGGATTCGCTGAAAAGTATGCAGTGAGCGAAGATTTCTTTTTATCAAAACGATACGATGTAAAAAAGTTCAAACTAGTGAATCACTATTTTGGACAAGACAGTAGAAGGTTTGAGATAATGGGATACTTTGGCATGGCGTGGTATCTTATAAAAAATTTCTGGAACAGAAATAACGAAAATTATTGGGATACAATAGATTACTCGAAATATTGGAAATGAAAACACATATACATCATGACATCGCTAAGCTTCAACGAATTGACGGACCCAACGGGAGAGTATACGAAACGCCTAATGGTAAAGCGTATCCTTCCGTTACCGCAGTTACCGGACTCCACGGCAAAGCAGAAATCATTGCTTGGAGAAAAAGAATTGGCGAAGAAGAAGCGAATAGAATCTCAAAACGAGCAACAACTCGAGGAACTCGTGTACACTCGCTTTGCGAAGATTATCTAAACAATAAGGAAGTTGTGGTCGACATGTTTGACCAGCATACCTTCAAATCTATAAAGTCTTCACTAGATCGTATTGACAATATTCATTGTCTTGAAACACAACTCTATTCTGATCACTTGCGTGTAGCAGGCACTGTAGATTGTATTGCAGAATGGGATGGAAGAATATCAGTCATTGATTTTAAAACTTCATCAAGAGTAAAAACACGTGATGAAATTCATAGTTACTTTCAACAGTGTGCTGCGTATGCAGTAATGTTTGAAGAGCGAACTGGAATTCCAGTGAGTAGATTAGTTATCCTCATGTCTGTTGATGGAGAGAATGAAGCATCTATCTTTATTGAAAAGCGAGATGATTGGATTGGAGAGTTTGTTGAAGCTCGTGAAGACTACTTCAAACTTAAAGGAAATTGATTGTACTTCAATTCATAGTTGTGGTATAATAAACTAATTGTTGTAATGCCCAAGAAAGTGAATATGAATAAATTGCATATGCTAATAAAAGAAGGAGTTACTTACAGTCTTGTTCCTACTATTGGTGGAACTTGTTTGGTTCCATTGTTTTATAAACATATAGCTGAGTTGATGGAAGCAGGACATTGTACTTTCCATACTTTTGAAGCAGTTACATGCAACACTTCTGCAATTATTGCAGAAATAGATAATAAAATAGTAGGTTTTGATTTCTTTGATCATGATAAAGCAAAAAGAGTAGCGTTTGATTTTTTTGTTTATGTCGATCCCGATTATAGACGAAGAGGTATATTTACAGAGATAGAAAATTGTCTGTACGTACTATACGCAAAAGCCAATAATATTAATTATATTAAATCACTTGTATCAATTAACAATGAAACATCTATACAAGCTTCTAAAAAACTAGGTTTTGAGTTGTTTATTTCTGAGCACTCGCCTGGATACTATGAATGCATACATTCAACACAATAGATAAACAATTGAACGATAAATAAAAATCATGATTATAGTTGTATGAAGTAAATCAAAAATGGTTCTGGACAGGGGTGCAAATCCCCTCACCTCCACCATAAGGAAATTTGATGAAATCAGAAAAAGTAAAACAGTATTTTGTTGTAGTAGACAAAGACGATACAATAAAAAGGGTGTGTTGGGCACCTTTACTTTGGGATATTCCTAATATGGGATATCGGTTTACAGGTTTCACAGGATTCAATTGTCGGATTCCAAAGTTTCTTTATGTTGGGGGTGTACTCAGTATTCGACAGGGCAACAAGTAGATGCATGGACAACTCGACATATCTCGTCGTTAACAGTAAAACAAAGTAAACGCAAACGACTCACAGTTCGCATTAGCAGCCTAAACACTGCTTAGGGTTTCGGTAGGTTTCCTCGTAACAGAATAACCTACCATTTTTGTAAACACACACTCACACACAAGGAGAAATCTTATGAGTAAAACACCTTTTGAAATCCGTATGAACCTTTTGGAAATGGCAAAGGACTTGGTTATGCAAGACTTTTACATTAAGAAAGATATGTTAATGGAACAGTGGCACCGTAGTACAGAAATCGATAAATCGCTTCCTGTACCAACACTGGGTGCATATCCAACAGAAACGGATATTATTGCAAAAGCAAAAGCACTTAATGCTTTCGTTTCTAACGAATAATCATTAAAAGGGTTTCGGTAGGTTTCCTCGTAACAGAATAACCTACCATTTTTATTAACTTGGAGAATTTATGAAGAAATTAGTTATTGCCACAATGTTGGCTACTGTTGGTTTGATGGCATCTGCAGCTGAGGTTGGAGTATCTGGCATTCGCGACATCACAGCAAATAAAGACGGAGTTAGCGTAACTGCTTCTGTTGGTTCATTTGCAGGATTCACTCCTCAACTAAGTGTATCTCGTATTGATACTGTCTACACTCGCTATGCAGTTGGCACTCAATACGCTATCACTAAAGTTGGACCAGTTGCTTTAGCAGTAACTGCTTCTGGCGTGTATCAAGACTCAGCCAATGGAAATGATGGATTTGGCGTAACTGCCGGAGTAAAAGCAGCAGTTGCTTTGAATAAAAACATTGATGTTGTTGTTGGAGCAGGACGCTTCGTTGGCCAAGACAGTATTAATGGATCTAATGGTAATGTTACATCTGTTGGATTGAACGTAAAGTTCTAAAAATAGTATAAATACTAACCAAGGGCTCCTTTGTGGAGCCTTTGTTTTCTGCCCAAACTAAAAGGCTTATTGGCAAAAGCCTTCCTGGGAATGTAGAGGTAACTCTAACAACTAAGGAGAAATAATGCAAAAAGTATTATTCGCGTTTGCACTAGTATTCGCACTATTTGTACTACAATATAATGCATCACACTATGAACCAACTAAAGTATCATTAAATCTTCCAAGATACGAAGAACTTACTAAAGATCAAAAAACAGAAGTTGATTGTCTTACTCAAAACATTTATCGTGAAGCTGGCATCGAACCAGAATCTGGAATGATAGCTGTTGGATTAGTAACAATGAATAGAGTTAAAACTGTAGGTTTTCCAGAGACGGTGTGTAAAGTCGTTAAGCAAAAGACAAAGCACGTCTGCCAGTTCTCTTGGACTTGTATTAAGAAACTACCACGCATTGATCAACAGATATATAGTTATAGCAGAAGTCTTGCAATCATGATTTTCTTCAATCACCGTATTATCGATGATCCGACATTTGGCGCGTTATTTTATCATGCTGATTATGTTCGCCCTCGATGGACTAAGTTTGAAGTCACCACTAAAATTGGAAGACATATTTTTTATAAACCAATCGGAGAAGCGTAATGGACATTTTAGAAATGATGAAGTCAAAAGCACATTCTAATGGATATTTTCCAAGTAAACCTGTTGCTCAAGTTCATGAGTTTTATCTCACTGGAACAATTGAAGAACCTGAGAATTATTTAGAATGGTTTGACACGATTCGTCATGCCGGAGAACATGATCTCGTTAAGATATACATCAATAGTTATGGTGGTGATCTATTCACTGCAATACAATTTATGCGTGTTTTAGCAGATACTGAAGCTACAGTCGTGTGTTCCGTTGAAGGTGCGTGTATGTCTGCCGCCACAATGATCTTTATGTGTGCTGATCAATTTGAAGTAACTCCTCACTCAGTGTTTATGTTTCACAATTATTCAGGTGGAGCTATCGGCAAAGGCGGAGAAATGATCGATCAACTATTGCATGAACGCAAGTGGTCCGAGCGTCTTATGAACGAAGTTTACAAAGACTTTATGACAGAAGCCGAGATTAAAGCAATGCTTGAGAATAAAGATATGTGGATGGACGGTGAAGATGTAGTAGTCCGTATGAATACTAAAATTGCTAGACTTCAACAAGCACTTGAGGAAGTTGCTACTCCTCCAAAGAAACGAGTTGCTAAAAAACCAGTCGTAAAGAAAACACCGATTAAAAGAAAGCCTGTACAATAAATCGTACTTATGGTATAATAAATCATCTGGCGTTAGTACAACGGATAGTACAGGGGATTTCTACTCCCTAGATGGCGGTTCGATTCCGTCACGCCGGACCCTTCAGTCAAAGTCAAGACTCGAACTATTATAAATAGAACATAGGAGAAAATCTATGTTCTACACAATTTATAAAATTTCAAACAAGATAGATGGCAAGATATACATTGGATCGCATAAGACCAAAAATCTAGATGACAATTACATGGGTTCAGGCAAGTATCTTAAGTACGCTCAAGAAAAACATGGTATAGAAAACTTTACCAAAGAAATCTTATTTGTATTTGATACTCCTGAAGAAATGTATCTTAAAGAAAAAGAATTAGTAAATGAAGAATTCATAGTTACACACAATACATATAACTTAAAAATTGGTGGTTTTGGAGGATTTGATTATATAAACTCAAAGGGATTTATTAGAAATAGCAGTCATTTTGATGTTAATAACATGCAATCTTCTATAGGTGGTCGCAATTCTTTTTTACAAAATAAAGGAATTCATTCTATAGAATCTAAAGAAAAAGCTCAACGTAATATAAAAGAACAATTTCCGCTTGGAACTTTTTACGGTAAGACTCATTCTGAAGATGCTAAAAAATCCATTGGACTAAAAAATAGTAAACATCAAAGTCAAAATAATAGTCAATTGGGAACAATGTGGATTACAAATGATATTGAAACTATTAAAATAAAAAATACTTCACCTATACCTGACGGGTGGAGAAAAGGCAGAAAATTAATTAACTAATTAGGAATATATTATGGCATATATAAGTGTTGATATCGAACTAGAAGAATTTGATGATGATGAACTCATTAAAGAAGTCAAATCCCGTGGCTTTCAAGTCGTTGAAGACAACTCTACAAGCATTGACGAAGACCTTGAACAGATCTACCTTCTACGCAGGCGCGGCCTCCCGTATGATCACCTGATGGACGCCTACATCTATAAAGTGTTAGGCAAAGTCATTTAAACCTGTACATTAAATCACACTTGTGGTATAATAGGTCTATGGCAAATATACACTTCCAACAAAAAATCGCTTCCGACGAACTTCGGGATACCATCTTCTTTGTTACCGGCAATCGAGCAGGCAAAGAAAAAGCCAAAGACTTTCTTACACTTCGAGTTCCAAACCTTGAAGTTAAGATTGCTAACTTTAAAAACATTACTGTAAATGGCGACAAGTGCCGTTCAGTCTATGAGGCAAAACTTGTCATCATGGAAATGCTATGATCTATACATCAATTCCAAAACGAAAACCAAAGAAACTTAATGCTGCACAACGTCAGTTGCAAGCAGAGTGGGAAGACATTAAGAAAAAGCATGCTCCTAAGAAAGCATTAATGCGCGCTGATACTTCTTTTAGTTACTCACTGCCTCCACCTCCCGGTCGTTCTACTTCTCATCATATTCCTAGTCGCAGCACTGGTGAAGGTATTGCGTCATCTAAACCAACTATGCAATATACTGGTGATAAGATGCTTGGTATTGGCACACTACATAAATCTAATGCGGTGCCAGTCTTCAGCAATAACGAAGCAAAAGAAATGGCGCGCATGCGCCGTGGTTGATTGTACATTTAATCCTAACTATAATATAATACAGTATGAACCGCAAACAAATTGAATCTAATCTTTCAGAAGCTTATCTATACAACCAACCACAAAAGATTGAAGAAATCTACATGGAGTTGATTAACACTAAGGGAAAGCTTGATCGATGGTTTACAAAATACATCGACATGTTTGATGAAAAAATGAATTCACTTCCCACTAGTCATCCTATTTGGAAACTGTATAACACAAAGTTTGATCAGTATAGTGACATCAACCAAACTATTAAGACTGCCGAATACTACATGAAGAAAGCTTAATATGTTCAAAGGTGCATCTGCATTTTCTCTTCACATTGAAGAGATTGTAAAAAAGTCTAGAGTATCACACATGGACGCTGTCCTAAAATATTGTGCTGATAATTTTCTAGAACCAGACGACATTAAAAGTCTCGTAAATAAACCACTCAAAGATAAGATTGAACGCGATATGCGTGAAGCTAATCTTCTTCCTAAACAAGCAATGTTGGACGTATAATGAGCACTGAACAAGACAAACTTAAGCATAGTAAACGCATTCATCAAGATGAAGTTAAGATTGCGAAGAATGTAAGTGTTGCTAAAGCGTATGGAATTCCAGTAAAGAATGGTGAGGAACATCGTTTGCATAAAGTCAATGGAATTACATGTGGTAACCCAAAGTGTATCATGTGTATGAATCCACGCAAATCATTTAAAGAACTTACTATGCAAGAGAAGAAATTTATTCAAACGGAAAAATGGAATGAAGACACCGAACCCAACCTGTGAACTTGATTGTAGATTCACCACCTCTTTTGGTATGACTACCGCTATGTATTATACTCCAGTCTACGATAAGCATGGAGTGAATGTGAATCCAGATATGAACATTACTTCAACGACTGTCAATTGTTTAGTTTGCGGTAAGTCATGGAATAGTTCTACTCAAAATGGTGTAACAACCTTTAATGAAATATTGTGATTGAAGCTTTCGCAACATATAAATACTTCATGGCAATTAAGTTGCATTTCACAACTGATCGTTATGATGTATTTCAAGCAAATGGAAAAGTATCTGGATCGCGTACTGCATTTGAAAAGCGCAACGATAGATTCTTATTTGACAAGATTGGACGTAAGTTCGATCAACCGCGTGATCTAATTGATTACTTTGTCGCTAATTTTGCTTATGGTAACAAGAGTGTAATCTATTCAAGTGAATCGACAGACTATCATGAAGTGTGGACTAAACGAAAAGAATCGCGTACTCATATGTTTAAGACGCAAATGTCTGGCATTCAACAGCATTTAGAAAAGAATAATCTCAAGTATGAAGATTTATTTCGTATAGATAATAATGTACCAGAACTTTTGAGTTTATATGTCGGTGGACATGTACATTTAGAAACTATGGTTATCTTAGACGAATTTGAAAACTTTCTCCCGCAATGGGAACCACTCGTTATGCTTTGGGGCGATCAACTCCGTATCATTAATAAGACAAAAAAGTTTGTCAAGTTCGATAAAACTAAGATACAATTAATCTATCAACAATATAAAGAATCATTTGCAGAACTTTAACATGGGCCGTACACTACAAAATTATGATGATCGTGATGATGATCGTCGAGCAGTAAAAAATAAATTTACTAAACCAGCAAAACATACAAGAAATATCCCTGGAAGTGGGATGCGCGTTATAAATAAATGGTCAGAGGAATTAGATGACTTAGACATCGATGATGACTTTGACAATAACGCAAAATACTTCGCAAATCGTAAATAAATCGTACATAAGGAAATATAATGGACATCAATACACTTCGCAAAATGCGCAATACAGACTTCGGTAAAATCTCTACTGAGTTCAACAAGATCGCTAATCCTCAAAGCGAATCAAAGTCTTATCAAGACGACCGCTTCTGGAAACTAGAAGCGGACAAAGCCGGTAATGCTACCGCAACTATTCGATTCCTCCCACGTGCTGAAGGCGACGAACTCCCTTGGGTTCGAGTGTTCAACCACGGGTTTCAAGGACCTACTGGTAAGTGGTATATCGAAAACTCTCTTACGACAATTGGCGAGAACGATCCAGTTGGCGAGTTGAATTCTCGTCTATGGAATACTGGCAATGATGCTGATAAAGAAGTCGCTCGTAAACAAAAGCGTCGTCTACAGTATATTGCTAACGTATTAGTCGTATCCGATCCTAAGCATCCAGAGAATGAAGGACAAGTTCGCTTGTTTAAATTCGGTAAGAAAATCTTTGACAAGATCATGGATAAAGCACGTCCTACCTTTGAGGACGAAACTCCAGTCAACGTGTTTGACTTGTGGGAAGGCGCTGATTTTAAACTTCGTCAACGTAAAGTTGAAGGTTATCCTAACTACGATCAGTCAGTGTTCATGGCACCAGCTCCAGTTGCTGAAGACGAAGATGCTATTCTTACTATCGTAAACTCTCAACATAAGTTGGCTGAGTTTATTGATAAGAAGAACTTTAAGACCTATGAAGAACTATCGCGCAAGTTAGTGTCTGTTTTAAATAGTGAAATGACTACTCCAACTGCAGCTAGCATGGGATCAACTGAGGATGAAGACGATGGTTATACACCACCAGTTCGTCAAACTGCAAAACCTGCAGTGAAGATCTCTAAGCCATCCGATGATGGTGACGACGACGAAGCAATGAGTTACTTCAAGAAGATCGCACAGGAAGATTAAACTTCCTCGTAAGTGAGGATAGTTAGGGAGGCTTCGGCCTCCCTTTTTGTTACATTACTACAGAGTGTCTAGCCATATATCGATTAAGCCCAGAATCATCATTGCGAATAGGAGTTGGCATAGTGATATTCTGCTTAGATGTACTGTTATTAGTCGTCGGAGCGCTGACAATGATTGGAGCAGTTGACGCTGGTTTGCCAGCAGTTTCTACGTTTGAAGCTGATTTATTGTATACAGCTTTGCCAGTAGAAACAGGTGGCTTTTCAACTTTAACTAGATCAACTGCTTTTGCAAATCCAGTATCAACTTTTAGTTTTTCGAAAAACCCAAGTTTCTGATAAGCTTCATCTTCTTTAATAATTTCTTTGATTTTATCAGAGCCTGCGCCTGCAGCAGATGCTTTCTTAATTTGATTAAATCCACCTTTTGTTAATGGCGCGTCATACTTAAGATTATTTAGATCATCTTCATTCGTATAAGATGCTTTGCCAGTTTTAGGATCAAACTTAGCCATAGTAGTACTATATTTCGTACTAACTTTCCCATCTTTATCTATAGATTCTTTTGATTCCTTATTTAAAACTCTAGTTTTATCGTC